TGAGAATCTGGTGACGGACCTGAGTCCCAGTTCCGGCCCTCCCTACGTCGGCCTGTGGAACTACAGCACGCCGCCGAATGCGACCATCCCCAATGCTGGCGAAATCATCCACGGCGACAACTTCCTAAGCAAGCTGAACGTCAGTGTTCTAGATGCCGGCGGCAACGTGCTGGACCTCGCGCAAATCACCACGGGCGACACGATTGAGTTCAACAGTTTCTTGTACACCGTGCAAGCCCCAGCGCAAATGTTCAGCGGGTATGCTGCAATCGCTATCAACCCCGAAGTACAACAGCCGGACGGCGCCTATACCGTCACAACCAGCCGACCCTAAGGAGCCAACATGGCACAAGTCAAATTTGTAACGTGGTTGGCCGGACTGGCCAACAAACCCACGCCCACCGACACCGACCAGATGTATGTCGGTGACGCAGGCACGTCCAAGTACAGCACATGGGCGAACGTCAAAGCGACGCTCAAGACTTACTTCGACACGCTTTATGCCAAGATCGGGCTTGCGACGGGTTCCGGCCTGACCAGCAACACGGCACGTCTCCTCGGGCGATCAACCGCAGGCACTGGGGCGCTTGAAGAGATCACGCTGGGTACGAACCTGAGTTTCACCGGGTCCACGTTAAACGCGGCAGGAGGTGGCGGGGGTTCTCCGGGCGGCGCTACGACGCAGGTTCAGTACAACAACGCTGGGGCATTCGCAGGCGACGCGAACCTGACCTATGACGGTGCGGGTACGCTTACCGCCAAAGTGTTCAAGGCGCAGCAGGTGACAGGCCAGCAGATGTTCGGTACAGGGGTCACGGCAAACGACTTCGGTTTGTTTTACAGGGCGAGTCCTAAAGCAGTACAGTTTACCTCGGGCACTGGCAGTGCTGCTTTCGATATTACTTGCGGCGTGCTTGAAGGGCAGGTTGGTATCCGTGCAACTTCCGGGAACAATGCTACAACAGGATATGGTTTTGGGGCATCTGGCGCCAGTGGCGCTATCTACATGCCTGCGGTGGGTTTGGTACGTTTCACACATAGCTCTGACTCGCTTTTCTCCACGCTTGATGCTGGTGGTCTATCGAACCGGGGTGGCATGTCCACAGGGGTTGTCGCCAAAGTTGCGGCGTATACAGCAACCCCAAGCGACTACACTATCGAGTGCAACGCGACCACAGCGGCATTTGTGGTCACGCTGTTCCCTTGCGCTGGCAACGCAGGAAAGATGCTGTTAATCAAGAAGATGGACGCCAGCGCGAACTCGGTGACCGTTGACGCCAACGCCAGCGAGACCATCGACGGGGCATTGACGGTAGTCCTTGCGGCACAGTACGCCGACATCACCATCCAGGTCAATGCCGCTGGCACGGGCTGGAACAAAGTCTCAGGAGTTTGACCATGACACCCACTGAATACGTTGAACTGCAGGCGCAGATCACTCGCCAGATGCCCGAGCAGGCACAATATCAAGTCGATGCAGATGACCTGACGGCGGCGGCAGTTGCCCTACAGCCGAGCATTGATGCCGCACAGGCAGACGTAGACGCAGCGCAGGAAGCATTGGACTATGCCATTGAACACGGTGAAGACCCAGTGCCCTATGAAGAAGCGTTGGCAGCAGCTCAGGCGGTGCTCGATCCACTGCTGTCCCAACAGGCTGCGCTAGAAGCTAACGCCCAAGTAGCACAGCAGAACGCCGACGCGCTCACCGCCGCCATAGCGATGTGTCAGGCCGAGATTGACGCAGGTGGCCCACCCCCATCTCCCGGTCAGCAAGCCGCTGCCAATGCCGCGATCATCGCTGCAGCACCCCTGGCCTACAAGATCGCAAAGGCTGGCGCAGTCCACAAAACGCCAACACTGTTTGTGGACCTTCCCCCCGCGGTTGGTATGGCAGGGCTTCGCGCAATGGTCAGCGATGCCACGGTCGGCCCCTCGACCAAGTTCATGGACGCTCTGGCCGGTGGCGGTACAAAGACGGTCCCTGTTTACTCGGACGGACTGGTCTGGAGGATCGGGTGAAATGGGTCGTGCTTGAGTTAGTGTGGATCATCGTGCTGCTTTGCACGGTGGTCCTGCTGTCCGCTTGCACGGGGACATCGAAAAGCAGTTCCAGAACCTTGACGTGCTTGGGGTTCTGTACGGATACTGAGTTCAAGCGCGAAGTCGAAAAACCTTAAAAGAAGGAAAAACCATGAAATATCTTATCGCCCTCATGTTTGCCCTGTTCGCCACGCTGGCCCCCGCGCAGCAGATCAACCAAGGTCCTGCAGGCCCTAACGCCAAAGACCTTGCCGTAGTCTTCACCGTAGGATGGTTCATTGCCTTTGGTTCAGTTGTCACGGGCCAGGTGCCCGAACTATGTACCAAGCTCAAGGGTACGTATACCCCCACCGGTATTGATCGCTGCCCGGACGGTCAATGGCGGAATCTTATCTCCGGCTGAAAGATCGCACCATGACCCCCACTTTTGAATCCAATGTGATGGACTTTGACCAATCACGCGAGCACGAGGGCGACAACAAGCTCTACGTGGTCTTTTACACGTCGACGGAACTGAACGAAGCCAAGTCCCTGGAAGCCGGCCGGCCTGTCCATGACGAGATTGATTTGGTCAAAATCATCACGCCTGGCCAACGCGACTCGGTTGTGTCCAAGGCGACCTACGACTACCAGCAGCGCTTCCCGCGCCAATGGGACCAGTACAAGCGTAACGTCAGCCAGAACGGGTCTGGTACCCCGCTGTCCGAGGTATCGTTTCTCACGCTGGCACAGATCGCCGACCTCAAGGCGTCCAACGTCCATACGGTTGAACAGCTGGCCGGTATGTCCGACAGCCAAGCCCACAACCTCATGGGCTTCCATGCTCTGAAGGCCCTGGCAGTGGCGTACGTGGAACAGGCCAAGGGCAATGCGCCTCTAGTCAAGATGCAGGCTGAGCTAGAAGAGCGTGACGCCAAGATTGCAGCCATGCAATCCCAGCTTGACCAAATCCTCGCTGCGCAGACTAATGCCAAGATGCCAGGCAAGTAAGGAGCTATCATGTCCAGATACTGGAATGCTTTGCAGGTAATGAAACAGCTGACTGGTGAGCTTGGGCTCACACAGCCTGTGAGCATCTCCACGTCTGATGATGTCCAGGCGATTCAGTTGCTTGCCCTTCTGAATTCGTCTGGCAACGAATTAATGCTATATTACCCCTGGGAGCAGTTCCATAAGGAATGGGTCTTCAACACCGAGATTGACAAGGGTGAGTACGAGCTTCCGGCTGATTGGAACTACGCCATTGACCAGACTCAGTGGGACCGCACGGACCATTGGCCACTACTTGGCCCGAAGTCCGCGCAGGAATGGGCTTGGCTCAAAGGCGGTCTGTTGGCAATGGCTCCCCGCCTTCGCTTCCGCATTCAAGAGAACCTATTCAAGCTCTGGCCCATCCCAAGCACAGCAACGTCGCCAAGTCAGTACACGCTTTCACAAGAGTACATCACCCGTAATTGGGTGCTTGGGCAAAGCGCGGAGGGTGCACCAATTGACACAGACATGGCAGCCAAAGACACGGACATTTTGTACTATGATCCTTGGCTTCTTGTTAAGTTTGTCAAGATGAAGTTCTATGAGCTGAAAGGCTTTGATACCACTAGTACGCAAGCTGAGTTCATGCGTATCTTCAACACGCTTACAGGTAAAGACGTTGGCGCGCCGATTCTTAACCTGGCGCCACGCCCGTTGAGCCAGTACATCGGGCCGTGGTCTGTACCTGACGGCAATTGGAACGTAGGACAACCATGAGCTTCATGCCCCCGCCTGCTGCTGCGGTTAACCGCTGGGTTACTGTACCTGCGCCAGTCGGGGGATTAAACGCGCGTGATGCTTTGGCAGCCATGCCAGAGACAGATGCCATTGTACTCAACAACTGGTGGGTACAGCCCTATGGCTTGCAAGTTCGCCCCGGCTGTGTAACCTGGGCACAAAACATCAATGGCTTCTACGGCTCGCTAGCTGTCTGGAACAGCACTGACGGCACGAGTTACTTGTTTGCAGTTGGTCGTGACATTACCACTGGAAGTGTGGCCATCTATGATGTGACTAACCGCCAACTAGCTACAGACCCAGACCCAGTACCTGTGTTTGCGTGGTCTAGTGGTAGTACTGACTTTGAATCACTGCAGATAGTAAACGATGCCGGTACACACTTGTTCCTTGTGCCTGGCGCAGACCAAACCCCACTTGTGCGCAATGACTCCGGGTTTCATCTTATTACTTGCGTTGCAGGGCCTGCCCCTGAGCCCGCTGCTGACTACACCTGGTACGATGGACCTGGCGACTACACGTCCCAGCTAGCTTCACACCAAGGTCGCCTTTGGGGTATCGATGGTACATCGTCAATTGGTTGGTACTTGCCTGTAGACTCAATCTATGGTCAATGGACTGCCTTTGATTTCGGCCCCCAGTTTACGCTTGGTGGCGCAATCCATTGCATTCATACCTGGACTATAGACGATGGTAATGGTGCGGAAGATCATCTTGTAGCTATTTCTACACGTGGCCAAGCTGTGGTCTACGGGGGCACAAACCCCGAAGACATTACGCAGTGGAACCTTGTTGGTGTCTATTTTATTGGCGAACCTGTGGGTATAGGCGGTCGGTGTGTTACCAAAGTTGGTGGCGACCTTATTGTGCTAACCCAGCAAGGTCTTGTGTCTATGGCTGGTATGCTCATATCCACAAAAGTCAATGGTGGGGTGAATGCAGTAAAGTCTGCAAAAGTCCAGTTGCTTATCTCGCAAGCTGTGACTAGCAATTCAATGGCGCCAGAGTGGCAGTTGTTTTACCAGCCTGGCTTCAACCTGTTTTTCATCAACATGCCGTCTACGAATAAGATTCGTGGAGAGCACCAACTTGCATGCAACTTAGTCACTGATTCAATGCCTTGGACTATGTTTACAGGGCTCAGCGCATACAACTGGATCGAGTTTGAAAATGCTCCGTTTTTTGGCACGTCTGACGGCCGAGTAATTAAAGGTTGGACTGGCTGGAAAGACTATGTCCCGCTTGACGACATTGGTGGCACGGCTGTTAAGACCCAAGTGCAGCAGGCATACAGCTTCATGGGTGCCCCCGCGGTGCAAAAGCAAGTTGGTATGTATCGGCCAGGGTTTTTGATCAAGGCCCGTATTAACTACGGTGCAGTCATCGAGTATGACTTCCGCGTGCGGCGGTTGCGTATCCCTAGCGCAGGCCCCGGGCGTAACTTCTTTGACCTTTGGGATGCGGGTATCTGGGATGATGCTGTCTGGGCTGGTGGTACTTACACAGACCGCCGGTGGATCATGGCTGATGGCGTAGGCACGGCGGTTTCATTGCGCATGTCCATGCAGAGCGACTCGGAGATACTGTGGGTGGGGACTGACTACTCCTACCGGACAGGGACATTGCTATGATAGTCACAGATAACCAACAACGCATGCAGGACTGGCTGTGCACTCGCCTGGAACGGTCGTGCTCCCCCAATATGCGCTGCATTGGTAATCGTAAGGGCCCAGCACTTGTGGGCGTGGTCGGATTGGATGACTGGGACGAAGCTAGTGTTCAGATGCACGTTGCCGGGTACGGTAATTGGTTGACACGAGACATGCTTTGGGCCACGTTTGACTATGCCTTCAATGTGGCTGGTGTCAATGTGATTTTTGGGCTTGTGCCAGAAGTAAATACTCGGTCCTTGCGGCTAAGCAAGCACGTAGGGTTTAAGGTTGAGCATGTCATGAAAGATGCACATCCTCAGGGTGGGCTTGTGTTAGTGGCAATGCGGAAGAAAGATTGCAAGTACCTAACTAGAGGAGCCCGACATGGGAAAGAAAGCCGCAACACCTGCAGCGCCTAATTACACGGCGCTGGCAGAGCAGACCGCTGCTGCAAACCGCCCCACGCAGAACACTGCGCTAGGGACTAGTGCTTGGAGCAAAGATGCTTCAGGGAATCCTGTGCAAACGCAGACCCTGAATCCAGCAGACCAGGCACGGCTTGACCAGCAACGCCAAATTCAGAGTGGTCTTTTGGGCCAAGCCCAAAATAGCATGGCCAATCCGCTTGACACCAGCGGCATGACGGCCATGAACCCTAACCAGCTTGATCCTGGCTTTGGTGCTGTGCAACAAGTCAAAGATGACTACCTGAAGCTAATGCAGCCGCAGCAGGACCAGCAGCACTCGCAGCTGGCTGCCATGCTCAAGGAGCGTGGTATTCCCATGAACTCTGCCGCCTGGGCCAATGCCATGCGTGCACAAGGGGACAGTGATGCCCGTCGTGGGTGGGAAGCTACTGACAAGGCCACTAGCGCCTACAACGACATTTTCAACCGTGGGCTTGCCGGCAACACGCAAGCGAATGCTTCCCGCAATCAACAAATGCGCGAGGCAACTGCGCTGCGGCAAATGCCTATGGACGAATACCAGCAGTACGGTGGTAATGTCACGGGCCAGCTGCCAATGCCTGGATTCCAGCCGGGTCCAAACTACGGAGCTGCTGGCGAAGCACAGTACCAAGCAGCTGTTGCTGCAGCTAATGCCAAGAACGCATCCAACCCATGGAATAGTGTCATGAAGCTAGGCGGCACGCTACTTGGTAGCATGGCCGGTCCTATGGGCGCATCGCTTGGTGGTCAGCTAGGCGGTATGCTTGGCGGCGCAGTCACCGGTGCTAATGCGCCAATGAGTAGTGGCTGGGGCGATACATTCATGTATGGTCGGGGGTAATTATGGCTCAAGTCTTTGATCCCAGCACCATAGCGCCTGACTTCCAGGTGCAGAACGCTACTGCCTTGCGGCAACGCAAGCTTGCTGACTTTTTGCGCGCCAATGCAGCAAAGATGGAAGACCCCGAGGGCCGAATGGTTAGCGGTCACTACGTGGCACCTAACCTTTTGGACTACTTGAACAAGCCTCTAGCAGCGGGCATCGCAGGTTACTATGGTGTGCAGGCCGACACGGCTGAAAACCAAGCCCTACAAAGCCAGCAAGAAGCTGCACAGCGCTGGCGTGCTTCGCTCCCTTCTGCAACACCTGAGCAGCCTGGCGTGCCCGCGGTTCCGGGTCAAGCAGCTACGCCCTTTGGTTTACGGGATATGCCACAGCAAGACGCTACAGCTGGCTCCCCCGCAATACCTGGTACGCCTTTCAAGCCCGTGCCAGTGGGTGACCGCCTCAAAGCCGCCATGGCTGGCATGACTAACCCGCTTACTGCTGACGAAGCCAAAGTGTGGAATACTGGTATGGCGGAGGAAACTAAGCGGGAAGACGAGCAGCAATCCAAGCGTGATAACCTTGCAGCTACACTAGCGCAGCGTGCCTATGAGTTCAAACAGAAGAGCGAAGATACTCGGTTCACACAACAACAACAGCTTGAGTTCAAGCGTCAGCAGCTTGAAGCCCAGCAGCAATTCCATGCGCTTATGGCGCAGTCCCGGGTAGACGTTGCCAATATCGCGGCCGCGGCACGCCAGGGGTCTGGGAGTGGCATTGAGCAAGAACGCCAAGCACGACGCGAGGAACGCAACGCAGACAAGATCGACAAGCAGATTGAGCACATTGGCACCAAGATGAAGGACGTGGCGCCACTGCTGGTTTCTGGTCAAGCAGTGCAGAACATGTTTGACAAGTACGGAGACAAGGTACCAGACGGGCTTGGTTTTGTGGGCCGGGCAACACCTACTGGTATGATGCCAGCAGAATGGGCTGCTAATAACCAGGCCGTACAAGCGCTGGTGAACAGTCTTGTACGTAACCAGGCTGGCTTGTCGCAGACTTTGTCTGAAACACAGAATTCCAAGCTTGAACTCATTGTTAGTGGTTCAGCTACTGGTAAGCAGTTCAAAGATTCTTGGGACGCAATCCGCGATAAGGTCAACGCCTACCCAAAGACTATTGGTGCCTCATATAGTCCTGAAGCTATCCAGATTTACAACTCACGTGGGGGCAGCCTGAAGCCTATTACGTCCAAGCGCATTGCTACGGGTAAAGTTACACCAGCGCCTGGTTGGAAAGTTGAAGAGGTGAAGTAATGCCCACCTACCGTCTTACTGCCCCTGATGGCAAAGTCTACAACGTTACCGGAGACGGTACCGGGGAGGAGGCACTGGCGCAGCTACAACAACAGCTCGCGGGCGCACCGCCACAAAATTCTGCACCGTCGGCCGTGGCGCAACCAGATGCACCAGAGGAAGCAATGGGGGACCGGCTGAAGCGGTACATGAAAGAAGCTGCTGGTGGTGCAGAGTACGGCTTGCATCGTGCTTCGGCTGGTCTTACTGGGCTGCTCCCCCGTGCTGCAGAAGAGTTTCTTGTCAAGAAAGGTCTGAGTCCCAGCCAAGAGATGCTTGATTCCGGCAAGAAGTTCGTGGCAGACACAGGCCCGGCATCAACCATAGGCCAGATGGGTGCGGATATTGCTACGCAGCTCATGCCTGGCGGTGCTGTAACCAAGTCCGTAGCTGCTATGCCAACGCTGAGCCGAGCTGCGTTCAACATGGTTGGTCAGGGTGCCGTCAACTCGGCAATGACGCCAACTGAAGAAGGACGTGGCATGTCTGCAGCGGTTGGCGCTGGTGCTGCAGGTGTTGGAGCTGGCGTATCACGTTTGTTTGGTGGGCCCATCCGCAAGATGATCTCACCAGAGGGCCAAAAACTGCTAGACGCAGGTATTCCATTAACACCAGGGCAAGCTGTCTCCGGCCCAAACGCTAATGGTTGGGCCCGTACGCTACGCGCTACTGAAGATGCCGCTGGCTCAATCCCAGGACTTGGTGATCTTCTACGTGCTAAGGCGCATAGTGCTGTGAACGCCTTCAGTACGGGTGAGATTAACAAAGCACTTGCACCGATCGGCCGCAAGATTATGGGCGTAGGTCATGAGGCTGTGGACGAGGCCCATGACGCCATTACCAAGCATTACTCAACTGTGCTGCCAGAAATTCATGTGCCAGTAGCATCTCTCCCCAATCTGGTAGACGACGCCATTGCGCAAGTTAAAGCTACTAACCCGCTGTTTAACACGCAGCAGGAAGAGACGCTGCGCCTGTATGACGGGCGGCGTATCCAAGAGTTTGTGGCAGGTGGGCAGGACCTGAGTGGTACTTCAGCCAAAAAGCTGGACGAAGAACTTGGTCAGTACATCCGCAAGTTCAATGCCTCTGGCAAGAACTCGGTCTTCAATGCCGACATGGCTGATGCTTTCAAGGCTGTGCGAGACAAGCTTCGCGACGCCATGGTAGGCACCACACCCGAAGCTCGCCAGGCTTTGAAAGACGCTGACAAGGCACGTGCCAAATTACAGTCTATCTTGACGTCTGCGGATGATGCTACTGGCTTGTTCACTGCTAAGGGTCTTGTCAAGGCCGACGCCAAAGTAGACGTGCATGACCCGTTCCGGCAGGCCGCCGCCAGCGTGCTCCCCACAATAACCCCGGACTCTGGTACTGCGGGGCGGACCATGATGGGCCGAGTGCTCTCAGCGCCCACACTTGGTGCTGGTGCAGCTGGTGCAGGATCAGTTATGCTTGCAGGGGCGCTACCTACGCTTGCAGGCATAGCTGGAGTGTCTGCCTTGTACACAAAACCAGGCATGAAGTTCCTGGCTGAAGGCACGCATCCGGTTCTAGATAAGCTTCGTAGCAAGGCCAACGTGTCTCGTGATGAGCTTGAGCAGTTCATGCAATTTATTTCTAGCCAGCCGATCCGTGCTGGGTTCAACGCCAAAGGTGAATAACTATGTCACGCGACTCGCAAGGTGTTTACACGCTACCTGATGGCAACCCGGTAATCCCAGGTACCATCATTGAATCTGAATGGGCAAACTCCACAATGGAGGATATTGCCGACGCCTTGACTGGGTCTCTCCCACGTGATGGCAGCGCGCCGATGCTTGGCCCGTTAACGCTGTCCAGCGATGCAATCACCAAGCCACTGCAGGCTGCATCCAAGGCCTATGTAGACCAGTTCATGGCCTATGCCACGGGCATGCCCATTGGGTCGATCAACGCCTACGCCGGCACCTTAACGCCACCGGGGTGGCTGCTATGCAACGGCGCCGAAGTGAGCCGCACCACTTACGCCGCGCTCTATGCGGCCATTGGTTTGACCTACGGCACGCCAAGCACCCCGCAAGTCTTCAAGCTGCCAGACCTTCGCAGCCAGTTCATCCAGGGCCTAGGTGGTGCTCGGGCGCTCGGCAGCACACAGGCGGCGCAGATACTGGCGCATAACCATGTGATGCCACAAGGATCACACACGCACACGGCATCGCAACTAGGACATGCGCACTCGGTTGATGTTCCATCGCACACCCATAATGTGGCGGACCCTGGGCACGTGCATGGTCTCACCATAGGCACCGGGGCCGGCTCGGCAGTAACGGCGCCCCCGTACAA